ATAGTCGGAGCTGCCGGTTGAGCAATTGCACCTATAGACTGACCGGATCTGATTACGTTATCCAGGTATCCACTGAACGCATTCATGTCGCCAGACTGATAGAGCTGCATCATCTCTTGGGTGTGTCTAGGATCTACCGGGACGCCCATATCATTAAATCGCTGTATCTGAGCCATGCGGTCCTGGAGTATAGAGCCAGCCATCTCTGGGTTGGCCCTCATCATCGCAGCGTCCTTAAACATAGTCATCCTGCGCTTCTCTGCCAGGTCCTCGTTCTGCAACATCTGGGCGCGTTCCATCTGCTGCCGCTGTTGCTGCTGCTGCATGAACTGAGGGGCCTGGCCTTTGAATGCCGCGCCTATGCCCTGTAGGGCTGTAGATAGGTCTGCCATGTTAAAATCCTGTTAGTCCCATTACTGAAAACCCAATAGGTTGATTAGGGTAGATTGGCGTAGATGTTGAAACAGGCGCAGGAGTGTTTTTCTGCTGTCCACTTAAGTATGCGCCCACACCGCCAGCTTGGAATGCATTTCCTATTTGCGTACCGTAATCAGGAGCAAATATAGGTGCATTCGGCACACCGGAAAGCTGACTACCTACTCCTGATTGCAGGTTAGCCATGTTTGTAGAGAATGCCTCTTGAGCTTGGGCCTCTGTCATTGCTCCATTGCTCACGGCGTCCATAATCATTCGACGCTGTTCGTCCATCATAGACGCAACATCACGACCTTGACTTGAATAAACATTACCTAAAGCTGTGGCCGTTGCCCCGTATTGGTTTGCTAGGTCTCGTCCTGCTTGAGATCTTCCCGTTGCTAAATTAACTCCGAGATTTCCAATTTGTGATACTGCTGGAAGGCCTGTAGATAAATTATACTGTGCAAGTTGATTCCCTAAGCCAACATTAGTGCTTAGCTCCTGCCCTCCCAGGCCCGTGGCGATGTTTGCCATAGTCCCTGCCGCATTCATTCCTTGGCCAGAGAGCGTGTTTAGATTGCCGATCTGCTGTTGTAAGCCTTGCGAGGCTAGACCTTGCCCAAAGCGTTGCAATTCCTTTTGGACATTGCCGCCACCTAATCCACCAGTAGCCGCAGCACCCGATAGATTTGCTCTCATACCCTGCTCGCGCAGGAACGCCATCTGCGGTGATTCTTGGTAAGCCTGGTCAAATGCGTCCTGGCCTAGAGCTCCTGATAAAGCCATCTGCTGCTGTAGAGCAGTCTGGCCGGCTGTTTGGTAGGGATCCATGTAACCAGTAGCAGTATCTGCCGCTGCCCGTGCTTGCTCTAAACCAGTTTTGTATCGCGTGGTTAGATCTTCACGACCCACTCGATTCAGCTGGTCTAGCATCTCTATCGCGCCAGTAGCACCACCCTTGAGAGCCATCTCTGAGCCACGCAAGCCAGTAGGGATCTCGCTTCCTGTAGCGTACTGCGTTGTTGCCATAGTTGGCATAGGCGTCGGGGTAGGCGCAGGGGTGACCGCTGGCGTAGCTGCTGGGGTAGCTGCCGGAATAGCTGTCTGGGTAGCTGCCGGAGTAGGCGCCGGGGTAGCTGCTGGGGTAGGTGCCGGGGTAGGTGCCACCTCAGCTGCCGGCTGAGCCGCTGGAGATATAGGTAGTCCGGCCTGGGCCTCTGCTATCTGCGCTGGGTTGTATCCTCTAATATCCCTTAAGTGCCGCTCAACCACCTCTGTAGGAGCCTGGAAGTATTCAGACACATCACCCGTGCTCGCCACACCTGTGCTGACAAGCTTCTCAACCGCATCAACCTGATCGGCTGTTAGTGTGTTACCCGTAAAGGCTTGGGGAGATATACCCGTAAGGCTTTGAATCACTAAAGATTTAGGCACGCTGAAATATTGGGAGACATCATTAACATCTACCGCGCCAGAGTTGAGAAGGTCTTTTACTTTATCAACCGTCTCGGCTGTGTAGTTACCACCTGTTGGTAGCCCCTGAAGACGCGCTATACTCATGGTTGACCTCCCATGTTGCTTATTGCTCTTGCGACCTGCTCCGAGCTAAATACCGCTTGAGTAGCTGCCGGCGCCTGAGCCGAATCAACCGAAGTCGGACGCCCTTCTGCCTTGCCGTAGTTATCGTAATGCCACTTGGCGTAACCTTCCTCGGTGCGGAATTGAGGGTCTCCACCAGCCAGTAATTCTGATTTTTTTGCTTGGTAGTCTGCTGCAATGTCTGGGTTTGCGGCCAAATACTGTTGCGTGTCAAACGCAGTAAAGGTTGTCTGAGCTGTATCACCAAAGTCTGGAGCCTCTATAGGCTGAAACTCTAAACCTTGAGGTGAAGTCAGGCCAGATAGGGCCCCGTAGTTTACTGGGACGCTCTGAGCTTGCAGGTTGCCATAATTGATAGGATCACCAAGGATAGCTGAACGCTGCCCCATAAGCCCTGCCAGAAGAGCTTGCTGCCCCATGTAATCACCAGTCTGGACCTGCTCGATCATAGGGCGGAACGTGGATCCAGCTAAGCCTAGATTCTGATCAAGAGATTGCTGTCGAATGCCTTGAGCAGTCTGGTAGCCAGGAGTAAGAGCTTGAATCGCCCTGCTGCCGTACTGCTGGATTAATCCCATGTTAGCCTGGCGCTGAGCCTCAGCTTCCTTCGCTGCATCCTTCTGAGCTTTATTGCCCAGTATCGAACCACCAAGACTTGCTGCGGTCATTGCAATAGTTAACGGATCCATTTTATCGCCCTACTTAATTTAGTTAATTTTAGCATACTTAGACTGCGACCCATCCCTGCGAGGTATCGCCGCCAATCTCAGGCTGCATCTTCCTGTACTCTATCGATCCTGTGGACCCAGTAGAGTTTATGTACAAACTGTACTGCCTGGCCTCTACCACACCCTCTGGCGAGCCCACTCCCACGATAGGGATGCTTAGGCTTGCGTCCTGGGTAAACTGTCTAAACGGTTGAGCCATAGTCCCATCAGGTTGGACGATAGGCTGCGCCTGGTTAAGCCTAGGGCCTGTCACTTATCACCACCAATAATATTAGCGGTTAACTGTATTATTACAGGCTTGACCGCATCCGTTAGAGTGAACCTGAATATCTCGAACCTGGAAGCCCTACCGTTCCTGCGCCATATAGCCCTGCGACTGTACTCGCCAATCTTGCCTATGCTGCGAGAGATAGGTCCGCTCCAGGTCTTGCCGTCCTTGCTTCTCTCTAGCGTGATCTGAGGGTCAGGGGCGTCAGTGTTGCCCACGCCTGATTCAACAGTGAGCTCTAGCGTAGGGAAAAACACCGACTGCATATTGTTCTGAAAGGGCTGTGTAGCGACGCGCCTAATGATTATATTCTCGTACTCTGTGTACACGTCCGGGTTTAGCTCGCCAATCCTGCCGTCAATAACGTCACCGCAGATAACCTTGTTGTAAGCCTTAACGATCGAGGACACCCTGAGAGCTCCTAGGGAGCCGTCTAAGAGAGATTTTCTCTCGTGCCACCTCTGAGATGTCGTATCGTATACAAGCGTTGTAGAGGGCAGTGAGAAGCCTATAAAGTATGCTCCCTTGCTTGCGTACGCCCATGAGTAGATATTCGCTATAGCGGTCTCTGTGAGTGTAGACAGTAAAGAGTCTATCGCAGTCGTTGATATCTTGACTGTACTGTTACCGTTAAGAGCCCAGATGGCCGGCCCCTCGTTCTCCCCGCCGCCAACCCACATAAACGTGTCCTGGGCGTTAACTAGAGAGAATGGCGAGTAGCATCCTTTCTGGAGGAATAGTCCTGTCCTGCTAAACGGGAAGTCAGCGCCACCGATATTCTGGAAAGCCTCAAAGGTCTCACCGCCAGAGATGAATAGCTGATTCTTATAGACCACCGGGGCAACAATGTCGTCCGGGTCCGATTCAGCCGTGCCAAAGTCTAGGGCGTTGTACGAGAGTCCGTCGTTGATTGCGGAAACAATGAACTTCTTGGAATCTGTGGTAACCAGAAAATAGCCATCAATAAATACGACGAATTGAGGAGCTCCATTAGCTGTAAAGTCCGTGTCTGTTATCTGGGCAAATGTATCGGCCACATGGTTATAGATATACCCGTTCCCACCAGGGGCCAGGATCATAAGTTGAGTGCCGTTATCTGCCATCGATAACCTGCCAGTGCCTTCTATCTCACCTATGAAAGTGAGGGTGTATGTCGCAACACCATCCGTAACCGTTTCGTCCAGGCGATATAACCTGGTTCCGTTAACGAAGTAGGGCTTGCCGGCCATCTCGTGACCGCCCCGGTTCTCGTTGTCCAGGGTTCCAGATGTTGCAAGTTGCGTAAGCCCTGGAGTGCCGAATAACGTCTCCTGGCTTAGTGCTTGCCCCTGGGCGATGTTTGGATACCAGTTGGTGCACTCTTGCGCTGAGATCGGCAGAGAGTCACTTACATAGAAGCCGTTCGCTATAGGTAGCTGGGTTACTGGCATCTAAGATACTCCGAAGAGACAATCCGTTACGGTTATATTATTTGTGCCTGTGCCGTTGGAAACAAAAACTTCAAGATAATCAGACGTAGCCACGGAGACGTTGTAAAAAACTCCCAGGTTAGCCGTATTAGATGCGGACACTAATCTGGAGATTTTAGCGGCAGAGATAACAGTGCCATTTTTTGCTAAATGCACTGTCAGATTTTGATTTGTCCCGACAACATCCAGAGTCACAGAAGCCGTCAAAAGAACTGTAGTCGTCGTGGATCCTGTGTAAGTCAGCTTGCCTGTCGTATCTACTGTAAAACTAGAAAAAGTTCCAGCTACAAATGTCCCTGCGGCTTTTACAGGTACATTTTGAGTAGAGATTGTCGTGGCAGTTGAATTACCGTGCATAGACACTTGCGCGTTTATTTCATCAGCAATAGACGTTATCTGAATGCCACCAGCATTCACTGCTTGGACGCTAATACCTGATCCAGCGACAATGCTTGCAATTGTCGGAGATGCTGCTGTTGTGTTCAAGAGGATCGGGAGGCCGTCAGCGTTAGCCGTGAAGTTGTGGCTAATCTTGGCGCCGTTCTCAGCGGATACTGAGGTCACTATACCTGGTCCTGCTTCAAGGTTACGGATCTGATTGACAGTGCCATCAACGTCCAGGATAGCCGTGCCGGTGACAGCACCTTCCTGCACAATGGTCCCGGTAACACCCAAGCCGCTCACAAAGTTGTCGTAGCTGATCTTGTAGTTTGTGCCATTAACAACATAGTCCAGGTAGCTATTAGCCAGGACCGTGCTCTGTTGGACAAACTCGCTTTTCTTCCTGCCCTGCGCTCTATCCACCATTAGTATTTAGCTCCAAACCAATTGCGCCAGTTGTCTCGGCAAGTATCTCTGCCTCTGAGGCGTCGTAGAAGTGTCCTGGGTAACCGTACACCGTGTCCTCGTTGCCTGAGCCGACGGGCAGGGTAGATGGGTTCTTAGTTGCTGCTATACGTTGTCCCAATAACCTCATGGTCTGGAATCCATCACGCGCAGCCCTTACCAGGCCGTCTGAGATTACACCGCCGTAGTCGGGTGAGACCTCAATCGCCAGGTTGGCAATTAGTCCTCGAAGCGCACCAGTTGGGATAGTTACCTGGTCACCTAGATCTGTGACGACGGTATAACCCAGACTTATCCCGGATGCGTCGAGCTGTGCCATGTAGTTATTCATGGCGAAGATAAAGTCCTGGTACTCGTCAGCCTCTAATGGGGCTTCAGATGCCTGGACTAGAATTCGTTGTAGTGCCGCCTTTGCGACCTGAGCGACAGTAGCCATTACTCGTATTTATTCCCGCTTCTATTCATGGGTTTAGGCTTCTTTTTGTTCTTCTTCTTTCGGGCCTTTTCAGCCGCAGCCATGCCTTCTTTGGTGTATGGGAATTTCTTTCCATCTATATCTGGCATAAATCACCTCATTCAAATATGGGTTTCTTTTT